TTATTCTTTCCTCGTCAATAGTATCTTTTAACGCTTGTTCAAGTTCAGATTCTTTATTAACATATATCTCATTTAAGTAATCTTTTACCTCATCAGCTAACCATTCGTATTGCTTGTCGTCCTCTAGAATCCTCGCTACTTTTTTAAATAAGTTTATTACTACTTCCTCGTTCATTTCTCTTCTCTTTTATTTGTCCAACCTAAAACTCTAAATAGTTTCTTAACAGTTACATCAGCAGTAAATGGACTCTCTTCATTTGACTCTTTATAAAATCTAAAACTTATCCCATAGGTTTTTCGTTCGGCATCGTATCTTTCTTTAATACCGTTATGTATCTCTATACCAGCTGCATCTGCAAACTCTCTCAATGCCCATATAACTGTATGAAGCTCACGTTGTTTAAATCCTTGTAGTCCTAGTGTTTTCAGCTCTTTACTCATCACACACCCCACTCAATAAAAAAATTACATATTTCGTCATCATCTATTTCTTTCTTAACATCCATGTGCCATATATAATTCTGTGTGTCTATCTCAATGGTCAGGTATCTCTGGCATACGTTCTTTTGGTTGCAGTCTGTGCCAAGACATCGGGCATTATCAGTTGGCAAGGGGTATTTCATTTGGTGTAGTTTCATACCCAGTACACTCCTACCTTAACAGCGGTTTTATGATAGTTATATTTGAGAATTACTACATAGTCTATGCCATTCATAGGGTAATCTATACGCTCAATCAAATCCCATTTACGTTTTCTAGCTAAACTCCACCCTTCGGCGGATATAAAATCATCAGGAACTAAGTAAACATAATCAAATATCCTTATGAATGTCTCTCCTTCATCGTAATCAAAAGCCTCCTTTTCTTTCTCTGTTAGATCTTCCCAATATAAAAACTTCTTATATTTATTATCAGTCTCTACAGTCGCTTTCATTCATATTCTCCTATCTCAATGTAGTCCCCAATACGAGGAGCGTCTTCACCCATTACTTTCTGATAATACTCTTGCATCGCCATACCTTCCCATCCATCGTGCCATCCAGCAGGTACTGCTTTATATTCTTGTTTTACTGCGGACAATGTACTCACCGCTGCGCCTGTTGTTTTTGCTATGCTCGCTAGGCTATAGCCCTTACTATATAAAACTTGTAATATTAGTGCGTAGTCAACGTCTCGACCCATAGTTCCCTCAATCTTTTTCGTTCGTCCTCACAATGAGATATGACTGCTTTATTATTTTGCATGAAGTTCACAATGTGAACCGCAGCCCCTGTGAGTTTGATTAGTTTTCTTTTTGTTGAATAGAAGGCGACTACCTCCCGTATAAAGGGCATCCATTCCTCGATCTCCATTCGGCAGTATAAATCACTACCATCACACCTAGCCATCTTTGGCTTAGGCATCTTATAAGACTCGGTCTTACTTATCTTTTGTGCTACATTTTCTCTTACACCTATTAGTCTAGCAACGGACTTCAAGGTCATCATTGGGCTACTTTCTTCTTCCTGGAGTTGTTTTTCTTTATTCTTGTAGTACCAAGCTAACTTTTCTGATCTATGTTTTTCTTCGTTAGCTTCAAATTTAGCTACACGTTTAAGCCGTAATATTTCTTTATTCTTTTCTCTATACTCTCTATTCCTGAGAGCTTTCTTTATCTGTTCTTCTGTTGTCATAAGTCCTCCAGTAATTAAAATGCTGACCTATTGATTAAAGTGCTTACATTAGCCCTCACCTTTTACCTATCTTCTATACCCAAGATGAATTGCAGTTAATATAGAAGTGGCATCAATAGTACTTCAAGCCGTCAGCGTAGCCTTTAACATCCTTGTTGCGATATTTCCTTGGAGAGTAGGGCACTGCGTAATATTATTTGTGTCGGCTAAATGCTGCTATGGCAGCGACTCGCCCATGGTTTAAATCTTTCTTCAATATATCTTCGTTAGTTAGTAGAGCTTCGTTCACATTAGTTATTGCTCGGAAGGCTTTATTAATTTCAGTGGATAGAGATTTTTTTAACTTATCTACCGCAACATCTGATTGCCTGTTGGGCATTACTATTAAGTAGCCTTTACCTCTCACATTAGTGAGATACATCTTATGGTCTTCTAAAAGGCTTTTCTTTACTCCCTCTAACATACCTAAGAACTCAAAAGCATAAGCCTCAAATTGTTTCTTAGACCCATAGGTAGGCAATCTAAGTTTAAAGTTATCCGCTAACCATTCGTTTGTTACAACATCCCCATAATTAAACAGCTTCGCAATGTTGTTAGCTACTTTTAAATGAGGTTTATCTACTTCTTCTATGTAGGTATCGTTATCAGTTATCATGCTAATATCTCCGCTGTAAATCTACCAAATGTACCACCTTTTTCAGGTCTAAATCCACCGATACCTACGAACATCCCTGCATTATCTATAGACTGTTTCAACTGGTTAACATCCAATACATTCTCATCATATAGTAAACTGAAGGTAGTATTCCAGGAAACGAACTTAGGACGGTAGCAAATAACTCTTGCTTGTGATACTACTACACTGCGTCTATCTAAATAGCGTTGTTCCCATAATTGTTCAATAGATAATTTCTTACCATAATCTAAAGGAGATAGCTCGTTCTCCATCATTGTTCCACGTTTAATTTGCATACCTAATTTGTTTAGCTTGCCACCATTTACAATCGCAGCTCTTATGTTTTGTGTAGGTAGCACAACATTTAATTTATCATCCCAGTACAACAAACCACGCCATTGTGATTTAGCTATAGCATAGTGATCGTCTTCTGTTTTCTTACGTTTAGATGTAAGTTCTTTGTGGGCGATAGTCATTTCATCTAGTGGATCTGCAAGTCTGTCTGCTGATAATAAGATTGGTGATGTGCCTGTCAATTTTACATTTAATTTTTTCATTTTATTTCTCTGTTATGGTTAATGTTATCCCCTTATGGGGCTTTGCTTTGCTTCGCTCGGCTAAACTGCGCTAGGCTTCGCTCGGCTATGCTCTGTGGTACGAATACCGCATTAATAACTACATGAATTACTAATACGCTACTTTGTAGCCTTTGCTGTACTTTGCTCTGCTATGCTATGCTGAGCTTTGCTCTGCTATGTGGTACGAATACCGCATTAATAACTCTTAGAATTACTAATACGCTACTTTGTAGCCTTTGCTTTGCTAAGCTTAGCTAGGCTTCGCTTTGCTCTGCTGCGCTTCACTCTGTGGTACGAATACCGCACTAATAACTCTTAGAATTACTAATACGCTACTTTGTAGCCTGTGCTGTGCTTCACTGTGCTGTGCTTTGCTCGGCTATGCTGCGCTTGGCTTTGTGGTACGAATACCGCACTAATAACTCTTAGAACTACTAGTACGCTACTTTGTAGCCTGTGCTTCGCTACGCTGCACTTCGCTTCGCTCGGCTATGCTTAGCTATGCTTCGCTTTGTGGTACGAATACCGCACTAATAATTCTAAGAACTACTAGTACGCTACTTTGTAGCCTGTGCTTTGCTCGGCAGTGCTTCGCTTTGCTGTACTCTACTTCGCTAAGCTATGTGGTACGAATACCGCATTAATAACTACATGAATTACTAATACGCTACTTTGTAGCCTTTGGTTTGCTTTACTAAGCTGCGCTGAGCTTGGCTTCGCTGCGCTTGGCTTCGTGGTACGAATACCGCACTAATAACTCTTAGAATTACTAATACGCTACTTTGTAGCCTGTGCTGTGCTGTGCTGCACTTCGCTGCGCTTTGCTACGCTTAGCTATGCTTCGCTTTGCTTCGCCCTGTGGTACGAATACCGCACTAATAACTCTTAGAATTACTAATACGCTACTTTGTAGCCTGTGCTTTGCTCCACTACGCTCCACTACGCTATGCTGTGCTTCACTTCGCTGGGCTTAGCTGGGCTCTGTGGTACGAATACCGCACTAATAACTCTTAGAACTACTAGTACGCTACTTTGTAGCCTGTGCTGTGCTGTGCTGTGCTTTGCTTGGCTCTGCTTAGCTAGGCTGAGCTTAGTTAAATTAATTCTTCATATCCTTGTAGTACTTTTAGCTTCCTTGCTAACTCTTCTATATTAATAGGCATCATGCTGTCATTTTCTAAGTCAACAAGCCAATGTCCATCGGGTAACTTAACTACCTTTTTATTTACTTTGTCCAACTTACGTTTCATTCGTGCGGTTAGAGCTTCTAAGTTAACTGGTTTCTTCTGGGACACTCCCAGCGTGTTTGTAATATTAGTATTATATAATTTCATTGTCAAGCTTTTTTGTTAAGTCAAATAATGCACAGCGGTGTGCTGATTTTCCAACTTGCTTTTGACACATCTGTACAAACCGAACGTCCCTCTTATAGTCTTTAATATCCTCGTTATCATAAGCACCTGATTTTAATACACTTACCAGTACATATAAGTGCTTATACTCTTCGAGTCCATCCAAGGAAGCCCCCTGTTCATACCGTGCGATCCACTCTTCTTTAGGCAGTATTGGTTTGAATTCCTTTTCATGAAGTGTTGTTACTCCCTTTGCATCTGTCCTAAACTCTCTTATATTTTTCCATATTGCGTCCGCATCGCGTGATATGAGTTCATCGAGTCCTTTGCATAGTATCTTGTGCTTCGGTAATATGATCTCTTTCTTAATAGTCTTGATCGGACTTGGATCAGGCATTACCCGTTTCCGTCTGCCCTGACTTAGCATTGAGTAACTGTCTTCATAGAATTTCTTAGCCTCTTTTATCGCTTCATATAAGTCGTCCCACAGAGCTAGGTGTTCATATGCTTTTTGCCACTCCATTAGTCGTGTATTTAAACTCTTTAACCTTGGTGCTACTTCTTTAGCTTTATTAATTAACTTTGCCGTGTTGGCTACCTGTAATGGTCTACCTTTTCTTTTGCGTATACGTGAGGTTACATCTTCTTTTTGCTCTCCATACGTCAAGTCAAATGCTAGGCAATAGATCGGTTTAGTCCTGCGTCCTGTCCCTGCCTCTATGCGTTTCAAAAGCGTTCCACAGTATGCTGAGGTCTTCTTCCATATGACTGCTTCTTCGCCCAGGTACTCTTGCGTTATAAAACGTGAGTCGATATACAGCATATCTTTTTCAATCTCATACCTTATATATACGCTCATTGGAATAACCCCATGTTCTAGCGGTTCTCCTTTCTTTTTTTCGTGTACTACGAACGTATAGTGTGGGAAGGCTGTCATTAATTCTTGTGGTGTCATCTTAACCCCCTACGTGTGCTGTCTTTTTCATACACGGATCACGAGGTACGCTCTCAACCCATTCCGCTCCATCATAAGCAGCAGGGAAATACACATAGTTAGTTGTCCATGCTGTAAATGGTTTGCCTTTTGGTAGTCCGTAACTCTCCCCATCAAACTCTTGTAGCATCTCCACTTCCGTTAAGGTTGTTGCAAGTGAAGCCATGTCCTCGCCTAATGATCGCACTTCGTCTTCTATTTCTTTTTTCCAGTTCATTGTGATATATCCCCTTCTTGGAAGTTCTTTCTGTTAGTCGGTAGTTCAAGCACTTCATAAATCTTTGACTCCATCTTACCTTTTGTACCATTGGGAGCGTCGTCCACTATGAACATGCCCGATCTAGTCTTGTGTATAGTAACCTTAGAGGTGTCGTTTTGTTGTCCTGTTACATAGCCTAAGCCGAAAGTAAACAGAGTTGTGATTGTAATTGTTGCTAATAAGTTTTTTGTGTCCATTAGAACGCTCCTAAAATTGGGATTAAGTCATTGAAAGTTGCTTCTGTTATTTCTTTAGAGGTATCTATGTAAGTTAAACATCCGTTAGGTTGTTCATATGATCCATCTATCTCTTCACTTTCAAGCACTGTATCACCCTCGCTATACCATGTTGAGCATAGGTCTTTAAGTTTAGCTTCAAGTGTTTCATCTGTTGCCCGCACAAGCACACTAGTTCTGAATTCCATGGCATAGTAATCATCTATGATGTTTACTAGGTAGTATCGGTTTATATCGCTCATTGTATTACCTCCATCCACGCACCTTTTTTATGCCATGTAGCAATGTGCCTGTCGTGTGAATAATATAAAGATAAGTTAATATCCTCCTCTTTTCTCAAGTCCCTTTTTACATTCTTATAATGTCTGCATACTATCTCTTCGAATTTAGCTCTTGAGAATTTTGTGTACTTCCATTTAGTTAGTGCCATTGTCTTCCTCCAGTTTTATTATGGTTTTCTTAATTTTAACCTCGCCCTTGGCGAGGAGTTCTCTGTATGCTTCCATCTTATCTTTTGGTGTCATGTTAATCTCTCCAGTATGCGTTCGGTTTGCGTTTAATAAAGGTCTCGGTCTTCGTTCATCTCTTCGTGTTGCTCCAGCAGTTGCTTTTCTATCTCTCCCAAGGTTTCCTCGTTTAAAACCAATATTAGGTCGGCATCGCTGTGTATAACAGCGTAAATTTCAATCAACCCACGGTGTCCTCGTTCCAGTGCGTCAATATAATCGGGAGCTTCGTATGTGTAAATTACGTCCATGTCTACTCCTGCCACTACGCATGTAGTGAGTAGTGCGTCACTCGGTATTTTAAATTCGCTCATCTTTTTATCCTTGAGCTGGTGTTACCCAGCTCGGTTGTTTAGTTTTAGTCTTCCCAATCTTTTAAAACCGCTTGTAGTTTTGGGTCTTTTACAGCAATATTGTCCTGAGTTTGACGCCATTCCATAGGGAATGTTTTTTCTAAATAATAGTCAAGCCATATATTAACGCTCCTCCTTTCATGGTGAGCTTTGTCTTTTAATATAGCGTAAGCCTTGCGAGATATAGCTACTGATATAGTTTTTTTAGTCATAAGTTATATATAATGTGTGTTAAGGAGTTGGTAATATATCAGAACTAAATAATAAGTCAAATAGTTAATGTATGGCTAAAGCATAATAGTTTTAAATACCAATGTCAACGTGTAATCGCCATAAAAAATAAAATTAACTGACACTACAAAGTAACAATCCAGGTTTCATGCGGGCTGTAGAGGTTTTACTGCCAAAAAAAATAATTAATTAACTTAACAAGCTCCGCAAGTATTGCTGTACTGTATCTGTGGTGTGAGAAGTTGGTGTTGTTATGTATGTTTTCTTTGAAGTGGTACAAATTAGGACAATTGTCTATTGCTTGTGAGATTGTAGAGTTTATGCTAGTTGTGGAGAAGCGTATAGCGAGTTTTAAAAAATTATTTAAGTTCTGAGAAAGTATTTATATTTAGATTGAAAAAAAGAGAAGTGTAAAAGGAGAACAAAAAGAGAACAGTACTTTTTTTAGATCTCTAGAATATATATATATATATTTATTAATAATAATAATATAACTTAACAAATAAATACAAACCGCGGACTTGCTGGACTTTGCCATCAAATTGCCTTATTGCCTTTTTTGTACCAGCTGAAATAAAACATACTTAACACACTAAAGTAATTTAAACATCCCGTGCTATGTAGTGCTATAAAGTATAATTTTAAGCCGTGACGATCCCGCCTGATCCAATTGCCTGTGTGTTGCCATAAAAATAATCGATTTAAGCCACGATAATTTCAAACCTAGGTCTGAGTATTACTTTTTCTCTTTCGTGCAATAAAGATAGTGCTACAGCGTTAATTTGGTAGGTTGAGCAGGCTATGACTGCTAAAGATTGCAGGCACAAAAAAGGGGACGTAATGTCCCCTTGATTCGGTTTTATTTGGTTTGCTTAGTGTTGAGCATAAGCGATTGTAGGTATTGCCTTATTCCAACATGCCCTGCAATCTAAGCATTTTCCATCTTGACTCGGTGCGATGCATTGCTGTCCTATTGGCTGATTGCCATGGGAAAATACAGTGCTGGTTAAAAATTGCTTGGTGCTTGGTGCTTGGTCAATATAGTTTGATGACAGTCTGATTATAAGATTATCGGGGCATTGGATGCCCTGACGTATAAAAACATCCTTCAAAAGGTTATGCTCCTTAGTAGGTAACCAAAATTTAATTGTAGGTAGCTCATTAGCTATTTTTATAATAGCTTTCAAATGATTAACATCCTGTAAATCGCCAGAATCAAACCACCTAAAATAGCCATTCTTAAGGCTAGATTTACCAATTAAAATAATGCTATAGGCAATCCATTGCTCAAGGTTATTTTGAATCAATTTTAAATTATGTTCCCTTAGTTTTTTAGCATAAGGAAACATATACATCCCCTTTAAGGCATAGCAATCGGAACAAACAGTCCCAGCTATATTAGCCAATATTGAGCCGACCTTACAAGCTTGAGCAGGTATTGACATGGAATAGCAAGGCATCTTGCTTGGATTAGATAGTTTAGGCATATCAAGAATAGCTTTGATAGATGCCCATGTTGATTTAATAGTTAAGTTATACATAGTAAGTGATCTCATTAAGTTAAGTTATAAACACTCGGTGCAACACCGATGACAACTACAGATTAACAGATTAAAACAACATTGTCAAGTAAATATTTTAAATCAATTGAATCACGTTATGCAGCTTGGTTAACGTCAAGGCTCAGTCGCCTGGGCAGAATGACTGCTCTGCAGACCCCACCCATGGGGGAACCCCCCGCTCAGCGTTAACGTCCCTAGACCTGGCATAAACTATATTCCACTCACTTAATCCCAAAATTTCCATCAAAATCTCAAAACATAATTACCCCACAAAAACTAATGTAAAGCCAAAACATAATTACCCCACAAAAACTAATGTAAAGCCAAAACATAATTACCCTACAAAAACTAATGTAAAGCCAAAACATAATTACCCTACAAAAACTACGTTTTCCCCAAAACACCCCCATGCCTTTTTTAAAACAAAAACCAAAAAATTTTATATAAAAATTTTCATTGACATCCCGTCCTGTATCCATTACGCTTCCACCATCTGAACTCCGAGTTCTGCGAACATGACAAAAAATAAAACTACAGATGACTTTGAAATACCTCTAGGTTCACCTAGTGCCAATGCACAAGAAGTTTTTGCGGACTTAAAATTCCAAGAACTAAATCACCCTGCTGATCTTCCACTGACACCTACAGAAGAGGATAAAAAATGGGCGGAGAAAACCGCACAAGAAGGCGTAAAATTAACAAGTGCCCCATCACTTGCAGCTGAAAAATATTTAAAAAAGCACTTCGGGCAATACAACTTTGACTTGCCTACAACACAGGGGCAATGGCAGAACTTTGTTCTGACTAAATTAGTACAACAAGCTAATGATCCCGATCCAAAAATAAGTAAATCTGCGTTAGACACTCTAGCTAAAACCAGCACCGTGGGCCTCATGGTGGAGAAAACAGAACTTAGCATTACCCATAAAACAAGTGACGAGTTAGAGAAGACCCTACGCCAAGCAATGCAAAGATATCTCAATAAATCAGACGAAAAGGTTATTGAAGGGACGGTAGTAGGTGTTTGAGGACTTTAGTTCAGAAGATTTTGATGCCCTTATTAGTGCCGCACCATTGGCGGAAAAAGCAGCTTTATTAGACGTTATACAAGAACTAAACACCCGTAAAGAAAGAGCCCATGCCAGAAAAGACTATATAGCCTTTGTTAATTCAGTGTGGCCTGACTTTATTAGTGGTGCGCACCATAGGCGTATAGCGAAGCTTTTTGAGGCTGTTGCTCGTGGGGAAAAGAAAAGAATTATTATTAATCTTGGGCCGAGGCACACCAAGTCTGAGTTTGCGTCTTATTTATTACCCGCGTGGTTCTTAGGGCAGTTTCCTAAGAAAAAGATAATGCAGATAAGCAACACTGCTGAGTTAGCTGAGGGTTTTGGTCGTAAAGTACGTAACTTGGTAAACTCAGATGAATACAGACGAATATTCCCAGAAGTCGAGCTCCGCACGGATTCCAAGGCAGCGGGACGCTGGAATACAAACTTTAATGGCGAGTACTTTGCTGCTGGTGTTGGTGGCACCGTTACTGGGCGGGGTGCTGATCTGCTCATTATTGATGACCCTCATTCAGAAGGCGAAGCCGTTATAGCTCAGTTTAACCCTGAAGTTTACGATAAGGTCTTTAGTTGGTATTCATCAGGTCCAAGACAGCGGTTACAGCCTGGGGGAGCCATTATTATCGTTATGACCCGATGGTCAATGCGAGATCTTACAGGACAGATTTTAGAACACTCTGCTATGAATGGCGGCGACAAATGGGAGGTTGTTGAGTTCCCTGCTATATTACCCAGTGGCAAGCCACTATGGCCTGAGTTTTGGAACATTGAAGAACTTGAAGCTGTACGTAACGAAATTCCAGCTAGTAAATGGCAAGCACAGTACCAACAACAACCTACGTCTGAAGCAACGGCGATAATTAAAAGGGAGTGGTGGCAAGAATGGAAGGAAAAAGATCCCCCTGATTGTGACTTTTTGTTGATGTCAATGGATACGGCGTTTGAGAAAAAGACCAGTGCTGACTATAGCGCCATTGTGATATTTGGTGTTTGGAACAATCCTGAAGACGATGACCAACCAAATTTAATACTTTTAGAGGCATGGCGAGAACGCTTAGAGTTTCCTGATTTAAAACAACGGACTTTAGAATTTTATCAAGAGTGGGAGCCTGACGGAGTTATTATTGAAAAGAAAGCATCAGGAGCTCCGCTAATATACGAGTTAAGACGTATGGGCATACCTGTACAAGAGTTTACACCTTCACGCGGACAAGATAAGATATCAAGACTTAATGCGGTGGCTGATATTTTTGCTTCTGGTAAAGTATGGGCTCCTCTTACTCGATGGGCTGATGAAGTAATTAATGAGGTTGCCTCGTTTCCAGCAGGTAGGAATGATGATTTTACGGATTGTGTCAGCTTATCTCTTGCTAGGTTTAGATCTGGGGGCTTTATTGGATCTATTAAAGATAAGGATATTGATGAAGATAGCTGGATGTATAAGAAACGTGCTAACTACTACTAACGAACAAATAACTTAAGGATCTACTGATGGCTGAAGTCCCAAACAACATATTTAAGGCAATGCAACCGCAGAGCCCGTTTTTAGAAGAAGATGATGAGGCACCGATTGAGGTAAACATCGGGGATCCTATGGATCCTATTGATACTGAAGTTGATGTAGAGATGGAACAAGAACCGGGGTTTGATGCGAACCTTGCGGAGTACATGGACGAGGCAGATCTAGCCTCATTAGTAGATGACTTACTTGATGACTTTAACAATGACAAGAACGCTCGTAAAGAGTGGGAGTCTACCTATGTAGACGGCTTAGATTTGTTAGGTTTAAAAATTGAAGAGCGTTCAGAACCTTGGCAAGGTGCTTGTGGTGTATACCACCCCATGCTAACAGAAGCGGCTATCCGCTTTCAGTCTGAGATGATCTCTGAAACATTTCCTGCTCAGGGACCTGTAAAAGCCCGAATAATCGGCAAAGATGACCCTG